AGCTATAACTGTTATGCGCGACACCAACTGCTCGTCAATAGTTTTTTCTGTCATGGTTAGTCCTTTGTAGCAATAATTACGTCAACATACTGAACAGCAAGGTTGATTGCCGTTCCGGTGAAACTGTGGTTGTGCGAACCGCCAGCTCCTTCGGTCTGCGTTGCTCTTGGTACGCCATTGCCGTCGTTCCTTGTGTATCCAGCCGCTATATAATCCGTATTGCAACCGCCGCCTGTTGAAAAGGGTTCACCTGTTAGCGTGTCCACCTGATTGTGGGCGTGTGACGGAATTTGAGAAGTGGTCAGCGTCGTGTTGCCAACGGTGCCGGCAACCGACTGCGACGCGAACGCCGTCGTGAACGCAACAGAGCCGCCAGACGACGCTGTTCCACTGACGACCCGCAATGCTTTGTTATTGTGGGTCGTGTCTTTTGTCCATCCGGTGGGCGCTGATGTTTGTTGGAACAACATCTTGGTGCCAGATGCGATTGCCGCACCGACCGCTGTTGTGACAAACGCCGTGGTCGCGAGGCGGGTGCTGTTATTGCCCGCCGTCTGGGTCGGGGCAGTTGGATTGCCTGTGAGAGCCGGTGACGCAAGGGGCGCATAGCTTGCCAGCTCTGTCTGCACATAGGCAGTCGTTGCGATCTTCGTCGTATTGTCCGCTGCCGCAGGCGTCGGTGCAGTGGGAGTGCCGGAGAACGCGGGGGAGGCCAGCTTCGCGTAGAGCGCCGCCGCCGAGCCTCCAAGCGTGGTTACGTTTATGTCGTATGCGCTGGATAGATTAGCCCACGAGACTCCACCGAAGATCTCCCACTTATTGCTCGCGCTGTTCCAGCGTATGAAGCCGGTCTCGGGGTTTGTGACCGTAACAGCAGCAGGGTCCAAACCTTTTGCAAGGTCTGTGTCCCGTCCTTTGATATAGGTCAGGAAGTCAGCGTATGCGCTGGTGAGTGTAGGTAAACTCCAATCCATAATTTTCTCCTAGAAACCGTCTGCTGCCCAGCGGACATCCCGCGTCACTCGGGATCCTGCTGTGTTAAATACCAACACTTGAAAGTCAGTCGGATTTGGCGCATCTGTGAAAGACAAGACAGCAAACACAGCGTCCGTGCTCTCAGGGGTCAACGTAATGCTCTCAATATCAATAAACGCTTTATTGAATGTAACGGTCGTCCCGCCCGAGTCCCCGCTGTTCGCGGTGACAACCCCTGAGTCATAAAGCTTCTTGGTGTCCAGACGTATGTTCAAAGTGTCTATCTGCACGAGCTCGGTCAGGTCGGCCGGTGAAGATGCGCCACTGAAATCCAATTCTATTTGCACGTATCGGAAAGCGGTAGCGTATGTTTGCCACGAACCCACCCGCTCGTTCCACTCGTCCCCAGTTGGCGATGCCTCGGCTTTCCACCGGATGATTGGCGTGATGTTCATCTGGGTGTCAACGTCGGTCTTGCCCAATGTTATCGTGATGAGCGTTGCGGGTATCGTTGTCCCGTAGTCAATTGTCTCGATGTAGGACCCAGTCAACTCATTTGGTTGTATGAATATCGGATACCCAGCGTTGATTTGGTCCTGCGGTGTCGACCAACTGTTGTTGATGAAGTGGTCCTGATAAGTTTCTGTTGCATTTACATTGAACAACAACGTCCCATCCGCCTTGGTGACGCCATTATTGAGAGTGCCGTCAAGCGCCGAGTCGAAGTCACTATAGAGCACATAATCGGGAGGAGCGCTCACGGTCACCGATACGCTTCCAGGAGTTCCGTAATTGCCTGCGGTGTCTACACCAACAACCCAATACCGAAACACGCCTGCAACAGACTCAAAAAATACAGAAAACTGCGCGTCCACAATTCCGGTTATTTCTGCAGACTCAAACGTCTCTCCGACCCTTACTTCATAATGCGAAATCGGAAGTGAAGCTTCGCCGCTGGTCCAGCTCAGCAGCACATTATTGTCTATCGATTGGGCAGAAACAACAGGCGCATTCGGAGCTGTGACGACAAGCTCAACAGAGGTTGGCGTTCCAGTCGCGCCGCTGGCATCAACAGGCGCAACCCACCAAGTCCTAGATTCGCTCCAATCTATCGCGCGAACGAATTGAGTCAAATCAGAGAAGCTGACAAATTCACTGCCGTCTGGAGATCCTTCCCATTCTTGCCCAAAACGAATTTCGTAACGCTCTGTGTTGTAGCTTCCACTGCTCGGTGCGCTCCAAGAGAGCGCCATATTCCGTCCAACAATTGCCGCGGCAAGGCTGCTGACTGCGCCAGGAGCGACCGGAGACACGGTGACGCTCTCGTTTGCGGAAGACTCGTTGCCTGATGTATCAACTGCCTTCAGCAAGAATGTTTTTTCTTCAGAGAAAGCCGCCAGCCGATACCAAGTCGCTTTGACTCTAGCGACCAGCAATGAAGTCTCCCAAACCGAGCCTTCTCGCAACTCATAGTAATCAATGTCCTTGTCTGCGACTGCAGGCCAAGAAAGAACAACGCCATTCGCTTCAAACGCCGAAGTCATGTCAGAAACGTTGCTAGGAACAGCCTCTTTCCCAACGACTGTTATTCCATCGAGATAAGTCCATTCTCCAGCATTCTCGAACATCGTAACCGCGCGCACGCGCACGTCATAAGACTCTCCGGCAACAACCACAGACAAAAACGAAACCGGATTCGCAGCGGCCAGAACGTCCGGCGCATCAGCCCACTCCATCGGACTTTGACTTGACTTGGCATACTGCACCTCGTAATAAGAAGCAAACGAGCTTTGCACAGCGGTCCAATTCAGCCTGATCCTCGGAGTTTGAGTTCCATCTTCGTGCGTCAAGAGCCAAGCACCGCCAGTCTGCGATTGCAATCCGCTCACAGTCAACCCGCCAAACAAAGACGGCAAGTTGGTGTTCGGCGCTATCGAAACGTAATTTTCTTCTGCAGTGCTCCAATCATAAATCTCCGCGGCAGTCTCTCGCAGCGAAGCTTCTACCAGCATCGCTCCATCTTCGTCGGCGGTGAATCCGAGCCCGATGACTTGGAACGGCTTATTCACCCATCCAAATTTTTCGTTGGAAAGATAAACTGTCCTCGACGGCACCAGCCGCAAAGCCGAAAGACGGAGCTTGCCTGTGACGGTCAAGCCTTGCCGTGTGCGCAACAACTCGATCTTCGCGAGGCGTTGCGCCTGATACCCACTCATCACGAATGGCGTCAAATCAACGTCTCGCCATATCTCCTCGCCGCCGTCCTCAGCCAAGTAAGTCGCAGAGACAACCGGAGGAAAGTCCACTGGTTGCCATGCGCTGGACGGATCGGTGAACAGCCCTTTGACGCGATTAGCGTTGTCTCTCTTCGACACATTCGTTTGAATTCGAATCGGCCCTGCGAAATCATCTTCGTTCAGCGAAACGGTCGGCACGTCGTAAGCGCCAGCATATATCATCCACTGCCCGTCAACGTTGACCAAGCTTCCGGCCATCGCTCCAAGCAAACGCTGAATAATCGCAGACGGCTTCTCGTTGGTTGAATAAGTTCCATCAACCCTGTAGCGCGGCTCGTCGTAATAAGTAAGTGTGTGCGTTCCGCTGCCGCCGTCGCTTATGGTTATTGCAATGCCTTTTTGAGCGTCTTGCGCCGTCGCTGCCAAGGCAAACAAATTGCTCGGTGACGCGATTGCGTAATAAGTCACGCCTGCAGAAAGTCCAGTCGGAAGCGCACCTGACGAATCGACCCTGACTCCATCGCCAGTCAGCAACAGCTTCTCGCCGCTGGCGAGAGCCAGCTTGCCGTCGCTGATTGTGAATGTGGCTTCGTCTCCAGTGTCGCGCAAAACCCGCTCATCACAGACATTTGCTGCGGCAATCAGCGCAGCTTCATTTATCTCTGTGTCATAGTCTAGCGCCAAGCCGGAATTTATGTTTGCGAGATAATACGCAAGAACCAGCGCTGGATTGTTGCTCCATCCGGTGTAAGCAGGAGACTCTCTCGGATCCAATATCTCGGCATTGCCTTTGCTCACGACAGTGATGTTCGGAACGCCTGTCGGATAAAGATCAACGTTGTGCTTCAGACGCAAATGGATCTTTGCTCTGCCGCGCTGGAGATGCGCGTCAGTCCACTTTCCAGAAGACTCCGCAACAAGGCTCGGGAACGGCTGCGCTGCACCCTCATCCCCTAAGCTCGTCTCCATGTTTGCATAGCCTGCGTATTTTCCGACTGCTGCGCCGCCAGAGAAAACAACCAGATCGTCGTTGAAATATATGTCGTCAATTGATTCGAGCGTGTGCCCTGCCAGCGTGATCACCAAGTGCAGGTAATCATTATCAGAGGAAACCTCGAAAAACGTTATTGCGCCGCCATGCCTGCATCGACCGATTATAAATTGATGGGAATTGATTGCTTGCCGAACGGTAATCAATCTACCTTCAGCTTGGAACGAAGCTCCGCCAGAAGGTTTTTTTGCAAGCGATTTTGTGATCGCGCCCATCACAACAGATGTGATGAGCGAAACCACGAAATACGTGATTATCTGCTCAAGCGTTATAGCGGCAAGTGCTGCAGCGACTGGAGGCATCAGCCGACCCTCCAGCAGATCTGACAATCAACGGTTCGCAAAAAACGAATGCCGCTGGTCGTCAACAAAGCTGATTGCTCTCCGAGCGATATTCCAAGCGCAGGCCACTTTGGATCCTCCGGATAAGCCACAACGTCGCCTCTACGCGCGAATTTCACAGAGCTAGAAATGCATTGGAAAAACTTCTCTGCGCCTGCTATGAATGTCGCTTTTCGATCCGGAGAGCGGACGTCTGCGTAACGAGAAATCAAACGCCAAGCCTCTTCTGGACTCGAATACCGGCCTTTCCATTCACTCCAACGATCAACCCCAGTCAACGCTTGAATCGATCCGCATGCAAATGAAAAGCAATCATTCTCGCCCCAAACAAACGGGCGAGCGCGAGAAGCGTCAACGAATTTAAACAACCTAGCTTCCCAACCATCGACTCTAAGCAAGCTAGTCTCCATATGCAGAATCCTCTCCAACGTCAGAAGAATTCCCGGGATTAGCAACCCGAGACGATCCAGCGCCTGGACCGCCCCATATCAATTGCGCGTCTTGCAAAATTGGAACGAACTCGAATCCGAGATCTCCAGGCCACTCGAACGCTTGATCCTCTTGCGTGTATCGCCGATCACGGGTGCGCTCCAAATCAACCAACCTATCCTCGTATTGCGCAGAGATGGTGCAGGTCTCGCCAGAGTCTTCTATCACGCTCAAATCAAATCGACCTGCGCGAACTTGATGAGGGTCTGCAACAAGCGCGCCCTCTGCAGAATCGAAAAGACCGAGGTATATCTTGACAGGATAGCCGATCCTCGTAGACTGCAGCGCAAGAGAAACTAGATCACTTGGCATTCCAGAGAGCAAAACGGTGAACCCTATCGCACGAGTCTCTGCGCTCTCGTCCAGCTTCGAGAATCCGAGCAGGTTGCCGCCGCCAGTCCAGATCCTTCCGCCCCACTCGATTGGTCCTACGCCAGTCCAAAGACGCAACCAATAATCGCTTGGAGAATCGTCTGCAACATAGAACAGCCCTTCGACAAACAGCGCAGGAAAAACTTTCCCTGCCTGAATGGCGGCAAGATTTTCGGCAGAGAATCCGCGTTGCGTCATCAGATAGCCTCAACGCAATCGAATCGCAATCCATAGAACCGCGCCAAGCCGATGCTCCAGTTCTGCTCGTTGCTCGAAAGTCTCCAACGACCAACCGCATTGCTGAGAATCAAAGGTTCGTCCGCAGAATAATCCTGCCGCAGTGCAGGCCATATCTCGACCGTTCCGCTGCCTTGAGGCGAGGCAGGCGCTTGCGTGCCGTTCACAAGCACTTTGTGCAGCCTTGCTGTCGCGCCAGAACCGAATTGAATCCAGTCTCCGGCCTTCCACGTCAACCCTTCAACGCCGTAGACCTCTAGCGTTCGCGCGCGAGCAGAATGAGCGCCGAACAATTTTGGAGCGCCGCCGCCCCAAGTTCCGCGCGGCTCTGGATTGGCAGGATCTCCCATTAAGAATGTGCCTTCCATGCCGTTGAGCGAAAGCAGGAATGCAATCCACGGCTCCGCCTCAGAACGATCCATCGTTGGCAACTCAACCGACGCCATCATCATCTGGCCTTGATTGACGTATATCTGTTCAGAAAAAGAGAACGGAGAGCGCGCATTGCCAACAGAAGACTTTGCGCCGAAAGTCACCCCGCTGATATCAGCGCCATCGGTTGGAAGTGAAATTGGATAATCCATCGATCAAGCTCCCATCGCTTGCGCAAGAGGTCCACCGCGTCTGCGTGTGTCAACAACCGCTGCCACAGCGCGCTGTTCGATGGAGCCGTTGATCCTGCGAATCATGTCTTCAAGGCGAGCCAATCCTGCCGTGTCTGCGCCACGAGCATCGATGTAGTAGGTTCCACCGCCAGAGCTTTGCCCTGGAGTCGAAACCGTAACCAGCTCGCCTGGAGTTGCTTTGAACAGAACGTTCTGAGAATCTATCCCGCCGACGCCTCCGACGGTGAATTGCCCTCCATCGGCCATGCCCAGAATCGAAGCCATGCTGTTCGGCCCTGCGTCGCCAAGCGCTCCATCAAGTCCGCCAGCATTGACGTCGCCAATCGCAGGCGCTCCGAACAACGCGCCGACGCCCCACTGAACAACGCTTCCAAGCAAGCCTCCAAACAATCCGCCTCCGCCTCCGCCGCTGCCTGCTGCGTTCTGCAGCTTGAACATATTCGAAACTGCTTCGGCAAGAGGTTCTGTCACCAACTTTCTGAATGCGAGGCGAGCCAAGTCTTGAGCCAATCCGCCCATGACATCGCGCAAGCTCTTGCCATTCACCACTGCATCTTCAAGCGCAGAATTGAAAACGAAGCCGTATTCACGCGCGGCGTCTGTTGCCTTTTTCTCTGCGTCGTCCAGTTCCTTTTTTGTCTTGGTAATTCTGTTGCCGTGCTCATCCCACATGTAAACTAGATCGTCAGCGGCTTGCTGTGCCTCTTCCGCCGCGGTGACGTATTCTTGATTCAAAACTTTGGCGATTATTCTCTCAGCTTCCTCAACTTTCTTGAGGCTTTCTTCCCACTCCTTCATCGTCATGGTCACGCGATTGCCTTGCGCATCCCATGTGTAGATCAAATCATCAGAGGCTTTCATCGCCTCCTCTGCCGCCTGAACATAAGCCTCGGTCGAATACTTCGCGATGGCGTCAGCAGCCTTCTTCGCCTCCTCTTGGGCTTTCTTTATCGCGGCTTCGTCTGGAAGGCCAGGAGCTTTTTTCTTCGGATTGATTGAGTCCGTCGGCATGCCTGTGTCGCCGACATAACCGGAGTCACTCAGCTCTTGATTGCGCCTGTAAATCTCGAACTTGCGGCGTTGCTCATCAGCTTCGATCTGTTTTTGATATGCAGCAACAGCTCCTTGTCGCTTGCCAGGAGTTGCGGTGTTGATTTTCTCGATGGCTTGACGAGCGCGCTCGATGCGGCCGGTGAGCTCGTCAATGTTTTCCTGCGGGGTCTTGAATGGATTCGTTGTTCCGAATCTCGCAAGCGCTTGCCAGAACCCGCCAGCGACGCGAATGCCTTCGTTGAATTCATCGACCAACTTGTTGAGCTTATCGACGACCGCAGGAAAAATGTCCAGCGCCAATCCTCGCGCTTGGCGCGCCAACAACGTCAACGAATCATTGAAGCGCTCTGATTTTTTTGCAAGATCTGTCGTGATCAAGCCGTATTTCTCGGCTTCCTCCCGATTGCGCTTGAACCCCTCTGCGCCGCCATTGAGCAATGGGATCAGCTCTGCGCCAGACTTTCCGAATATGCGCATCGCTATCGCTGTCTTGCCAGCGCCATCCTCCATGCCAGCAAACTTTTCGGCAACCTCTTCGAGCAGCATTTCGGTCGGCTTGAGTTTGCCATGCGCATCAACAACGGATATTCCGAGCGCTTGGAATGCCAGCCGTGCATCCCCTGTGTTTGCGGCTGTGTCCACAGCGTTCTTGGAAAGGAACCGCAGGCCTGCGCTAAGTTGCTCAACATTGACGCCAGACAAATTCGCATAATGCTGAAGCGCATCCAGCGATTCAACAGAAATTCCTAGCTTTTGCGAAGACTTGGCGAGGGAGTCTGCTGTGTCGAGCAGATCCTTGGTGAGCTTTGCCGTCGCGGCAGAAGCGATTCCAACAGCAACGCCAATTGCTGTTGCGGCGCTTGCCGCGCTCCTTTGAACCTTCGCCCATTCGCGCTCAGAAACATGCGCAGCACGCCCCATGTCTGACGTGAACTGCGCAATGTCAGCATGAAGTTTGATTACAAGATCGCCAAGGCCAGCCATGACTTATCTTCCTGTGTTCAAAAGAGCTGCGCGAGCTTTGCGTGAGAGGAGGACGTCCTCAGATTCCATCGAAGGAGGCTTGAACAACAAAAAGTCGCTGATGGTGAATGGATCAGGCTTCTTCTTGGTGTCCCGATTGATGTTGGCCATCAATGCGGTGAGTTGAGCGACAGAAGCGTCTGCGCGTTCATCGCCTATCGGCTGAACCCGATCGTATGCAGCCCAAAGCATAAATTCCTGAGCAGTCATCCGTTGCCTCAACTCATCAAGCGTCATGCCCAACCGCAGAGCCAGCTTTAGCGAAAACATTATCTCCGGTTGGGTTACGATTTTTTTGCGATGTCCTCCTGAGATTGCTTGGTCAGGCGATTCATCTCGAGAATTGCAGAAGCAATTGCTTCGACAGTTCTGAAGCTCATGGCCTGAATTTTCGAAACGTCATCGGCAGAGAAAAGCTGTTTGCCTTCATCGTCGATTGCGCAAATCGAAACAAGCCAAGCGCCTGTGGTCTCACGCTCCTCGAATGGACGCGAAATGAACTGCATCCACTCCCCTGCCGTCATCTGGCGAATACGAACGCTGCCGCCGATGTCTGGGAGCTCGACTGTCGTCGACTTCGGCGGAGCGTTCAGCAAAGCATCACGAGTGAGTGCGTTCATGCGTTACGCCCAGCTGACAGAGCCGTCGATCTCGACCGTCACCGCAGCCTTCAGCACGTTGTCGACTCCACCCGAGATCACGACGCCGAGAACGTAACCTGTGAATGTCGCAATCGAAGGCGTGGTGTCGGCAAGCGTGACGCGAAATTCGCTGGCGAGACGCGACGCGCGCTGAGACCTGAGCAACTGATGCGCTGCATCGTCGGGATCCCAGTTGAGCGTAAATGTGAACTGGCCTTCGTCAGCCAGACCCATTTTCTTTTCACGCGCGGTCGACTGAAGATTGGAAACGTCGATCACGCTCGCTTGTCCGCCAGGGCCGTTGAAGTCCGTGACATTCGGAACTTCAGAATACGCCAGCGGACTGACGACTTGCGAGATCTCGATCTTGGTGCCTTGTGCTTCTACAGCTTTAACCATAGCGGCTCTCCTTCAATTAAGAATGATACCAACAAGAAAAATCCAACGATGAACGATGGACCTTCGATTCGCTTTCATAAAAATCCTGATCCGACAAACAGACAGAGCGGAATGTGCTTGCCGTGGCCTGCATCCTGCTCCTTATCAACTCAGAGAGCGCTCGCGCTTGATCGTAAGACCGAGACCAAACATCAATTTGCACCCTGACATTAACCATTCCGCCGTCTCCGCCAGCAAGGTTTGTTTGCGGCGTGCCGATCACACGCTCATAAGTGACGGCAGGATAAATTCCTTCTTGAAGAACTGGCGTTATCCTGCTGCCGACCGCGGCAACCAACGAGCTCTCAGCCGCGAGATGCGCCTTGAGATCGGCTTCGAAAGTCATCGCACGACCCTCGTGTTCAACTTCTTTGCTTCGACTTCAAGTCTGGCTTTGATGGCGTCCTTTATAACGTTTGCCGCGGCAAACTTTTTGGTTTCAAAAGCAGGCCGGAGAAAAGGTCTGGCTCGCATCTTGCTGGTTCCGAACTCCAAGAACCGCCAGTAAAATGGATCGTCCGGATTTGCAGCCCCATTTTTTCCAGTCGCTTTTTTGAAAGCCAGGATGGCCTTGCTGCTGAGTTGCCGCACGCCAACCATGACAGACGCCGTGTGTTCGTAAGCGCGGATCACTCTCGCGCGTATGTTCCTGCGCAGCGTTCCTGCCCTGCGCCTGCCTTTGAGCGCGGTCGAATCCATCGGGTTCAATACAGGCGCACGCTTTTTCGCTTCGTTCGCGATGTCTCTCGCGCCCTTCATCAACGCTGCATTCAGCACGCGCTGAGTCATCTTCTGCGGAAGCGCTTTCAGCGCGACTTGCAATTCGCGCAAGCCTTGCACCTCTATCTTTGTGGAGTTAGCCATTGGTTAACCCCTCCGTGCAAAGCAACTTGATGTAGCGATTCTTTTCGCCGTAATTCAGGATGGCCTTGATGTCGAAAATTCTCGAGCCGAATCGAACGCGCATGTCGTGCGTGATTCCGGCTTGATGGCGAAAATCGATCTTGTGCGACACCTCAGACAAATGAGCTTGCGCCAAGAACGGCTCTCGGCCAGAAACTGGACTCACACTCGCCATCGCAGAAAGGAATGTCGCCCAAGAGAAATCAGGCTCGCCACTGGCTGATTGCGGCGGGCTGGACGGCAACTTGTGCTCGACCACGATGCGATGGCGAAGCGTTCCAGAGCGCATCAAAAAAGCCTCTCAGCCGCGATAAGCGGATCCAGCAAGCCGTCAACGTAGTCGTGCGGCAAAGTTGCGATCGATATCCCGATTGCAAACTGCTCCCGCTGCTCAAAAAGCGTGGCAACACGAGTCTGCATCCAGAGCTTCAATGCGTCAGGGATGTTTGCTTGAGCTGCTGCCTCATCCAGAGGAGATGCCTCTGCAGCGTCATAACCTGCGATATAGGTCACTTGGATGGCGTTCGGTGCCGAGCAAGCCGAAGGCCAAACAGCACCGCCAACCGGAGCAACCACAAGCGAGAGATCTCCGCCGTGCACCTCATAAAGAGCCGGATCAAGCGTTTGAAGGTCGCCGCTGGTGTCGCGATACTTCACGCTTTGAACGCTGGCCATCGGAGGGAATGGAAGCTGAATGGGTCGGCCGCAAGGCCAACCGTCAAACTCCGCTCGCAACGTGCGTTGAATGAATGCCCTGCGAGTGAGGTTTTCCGCGTGCATCCTTGCCGCGGCAATCAGCATGGAGAGCTTTATGGTGTGCTCTGTGTCGTCCGCCTCTACCCCGACCCAAGACCGCGCGTCCGCAAGAGAAACAGGCTCGAACGCTGGCGCATCAACGACGACGATGTTTGGCTTCATGGCGTCAATCCCAACTCAAGATGAAATCACCGGCCATCACACGGCGCGTTCTCGCACCCCAAGATTCCAACAGCGCAACGGCTGCATTTGGCGCGTCGCCGTAAGCGCTGTCGTTGCCTTTCTGCTCGACAATCACCAGCGGTCGATTCAACTTGAAAAATGTTTCGCCGCCAGCAACAACTGCACGTTCGAATCCCTCGACATCGATCTTCACAAAATCAATGTCGTGCAGATCGAACGCGTCCAGCCGGAGCATCTTGATGCCTTTGACGACGCGCTGCGCGTCAGGATTCGGAACATG